ATGCAATATCTTTATTTTGTCTCCGGGCAGGCAGGCAGCAGCGTCCATGAAACGCTCTGTTTGCTGCGGGATATTTATCGCTTACAGGCCAGCCCTTCTATTTATCATAGCGCAGATGGGAATGACGGCGCAGAGCCGAGCATCTGGCGGATTAATCCCGCCGCACTGGCCTCCATCCGTTGCTTCCCACCCCGCGGACTTGGCCCTTATAAAATGGTCTATCTATACAAACCCGCATATGAACGGGAAAAACAGCTGCGGGAGGCCGGCATTCCCTTCCCCGTTGCCCTGCGCCACATCCTATGCGATCTTTATGCGTTTCGCGGTTGGGAGGGGCAGGCCGACCTGATTTTGCAGGAACATTCGCCGCAGGCCGCTGCCATGCGCCTTGCCGAATATATCTTGCAAAGCGAGGGCTATGCGGAGGAAACCATTTGGTAGAATTGAGGCGCTGCTATCGAAAGGATGGTTTATCATGTCACAAATCAAAACCTATCAGCATTTTGTCTTTAAGCTGCATACCCAACGCCTGAAAAAGGCGGGATGGTCACTTTCCCTGACCCTTGCGGATGCAAGGCGCAACGGGGAGTTGGTTGCGCTTGCCGACAGCACGCTGCTGCGTTTCATGCAGGAACTCCAAGGCGTGGCAAATCGGGCGGAACGCATCTATACGCTGAAAACAAAGCTGCGCGCGCTCCGACAGTCCCCATCCTCTCCCGCCGTCCGACGGGAAATCCAGCAGGCCTATGACCGGCTCGACCAGCTCCAATTCCAACCGGATTACCTCTGCCTGGTGATGGATTCCATCGCCGATTACCACAGGGCAAACAAAGGTTTTACCGTCAATGGGATTCCATTTGTGCGGCTGCTTGGCACAAACGGGGGTGTGAAAACCTCTACGATCGTTTATGTCAACCAAGCGATTTTCCCAGCGCTGATAGAACGGCTAGATAATGGCCGCGATCCAGCCGTTCCGCTCGTCCCAGCCAAACTGGAAGCTTATCGCGCGCTTGCTTGCAGCGGTAGTACGCCCGTTTCCGCCCCACGCGGCGTTCTGGTGGTTGAGGACTGCGTTACACACTTTTCCGCCGATGTTATCCGCATTGACGATCAAGCGCCGGGCGAGCCCAACTTGACGCTGGAACAAAATGCCCCCGTTGAGCTAATCGACAGCGACGGCTACGGCCTGATTTCTCCTTCGTTGAGCAGGCAGTGGAATGCGGAGCTTGGCGGAGAAGGGCCGCTCAGCGGCTTCTGCATCCGCAACGCCTGGTGCAAAGGGATGCTGTTTTGCTTTGACTTCCATCAATTTGCGCACAAGATTGCCGGGAGCTATCTTGTGCAGGATATTTGGGGCGATACGAAGGATATCCGGGAGATAGACGTCGTCCTAACAGCCTCTATGCTCAAGCTGTGGAATTGCTATCAAAGCTGCCAGGATTATCTTGAAAATTGCCGCAAGCACCACTATTGCTTCAGCGTGACCAAGGCGTGCCCGCAAAAGCTGGAGTCGGAGCGAAATTTGAACTATCAGTTTCTTCAAAGCTACCGGCTTACACACGAACAGCTGGAAACGCTCATCCGCCCGACTATTACGGAAATCGCCGATGTGCTCGGAGGAGATTGGCGCAAAAGCCTGCTTTTTTTGAAGGGGACCGAACTGAATGAAGAAAACGCCCTGCAAGGAGGGCTGAACTTTGCAAACGCTTTGATGGCAGATGCGCGATTGATCTGTGATCCGTTTATCCAGGCAAAAATTCGGCAGATGATTACAAAGCGGATCGAGGCGGCAAAAATCGGCGTCATCCGTGTCCATGGCAATTTTTCCATCGTCAGCGGAGATCCCTACGCGCTGTGCCAAAGCATATTCGGCCTTCCGGTAACCGGGCTGCTGCGCGCAGGCGAGGCCTATAACCGCTATTGGAACGATCAAAAGGCGGCGCGCGTCGTCTGCTTCCGTGCGCCCATGACCTGCCACAATAATATCCGCCTGCTCTGCATGCGGGATACGGAAGAGATGCGGGATTGGTACCGCTACCTGACCACCGTGACGATTTTTAACGCCTGGGACACCGCCGCTCACGCGCTCAATGGCCTGGATAAAGATTCGGACAGCTGCCTTCTCACTGATAACCCCATTTTGGTGGAAAACACGCGAGAAGATCCCGCCATCCTATGTATCCAGCGGCGGGCAGAAAAAAGGCGAGTGACACAAGCGGATTTGATCCAAGCAAACATTAACAGCTTTGGAGATGAAATCGGCGCAATCACCAATCGCATCACCTCCATGTTTGAAGTACAGGCCCGCTTTGCCCCGGGGAGCGAGGCCTATCAAACGCTTGATTACCGCATCAAATGCGGCCAGCTGTTCCAACAAAATGCCATTGATAAAGCAAAGGGGATTCTGGCAAAGCCTATGCCGAAAGAGTGGTATAGTCCTTCCTCCCTGCGATGCTCCGAAGGCGATTCGCCAGAGCAGGAGCGACGCAAGGCGCAGCTGCGGGAGTTGCTGGCAGATAAAAAGCCCTATTTTATGTGCTACCTCTATCCGCAGGAGCGAAAGCGTTACCGCGCCTATGCCGATCATGCAAACACAAAGTGCTTGATGGAATTCGGCATTTCGCTTTCAGAGCTATCCCAAAAACACATCCGCTCTCCGGAGGAATGCGCCTTTTGGGAGGAATACCAACGCCGCATGCCGCTCGGCACCGCCCCCTGCCTGCTCAACCGGCTGTGTTGGCGAATGGAGGCGGAATTTGACTCTCTGCTCAAGCACCGGACAAAACGGGCTGCCTTTGACCATACCCTCCTGAAAAGCGGCGTTTATTGCAGCAGCAGCCGGAAAAAGGCTATCTCTTCCCTCTATGAAACGTATGCGCGGGAGGTGCAGCAGTTCAAAAGCCGAAGCGCCAACACCTACATCCGGGAGGAAGATGCGGCCCGCACGCGGGAATTTCTGCTCGATCAATTCCGGCGAGAAAGCGCCGCATTGTGCCCCAATGAAGCGGAATTGTGCGATATTCTCATTGACCTGTGCTATTGCGACAACCGCTCGAAACAATTCGTCTGGGATTTATGCGGGCATGTGATCCTCCGGAACCTGCTGCAAAAAAATGGTGGTATCATCCATTATCCGGCTGCGGATGCAGCGGGAGAGATCGTATATCGCGGCCGGCGCTTCTCCCTAAAAAGCCAGCAGATAAAACTTTAGGAAAGAGGATGAGGAACCATGGAACTGATTCTCAACGAGCATGCTTTTGCACAGCAGGCAATCGCCTGTGGAACGGTTGGAAAAAAACCGGCGCAGACCTTGGGCTTCATTTCCCGTTACCTCTGTTATGAGGGCTATGAGAAGCCACAGATTGAGGAAACGCTTCACCGGTTTATGCGGGAGAACTACGCGAATTATCACGCCGTGCAATGGAGCGCGGCAATCGAGCACATTTCCTCCCGTGCGGACAGACGCCCCCTCTTACAGGCCAATCAGATTGAAATCACCCAAGAGGAGCTTGCAAGCATCCGGGCGCTCGCAAGCCAGCCTCTGGAACGGCTTTGCTTTACACTGCTATGCCTTGCCAAATATGCTCAACTCATTAACCCGGCCAACGATGGCTGGGTCACGCAGAAATGGAGCGCTATTTTCCGCATGGCCCATGTGCAGGCGGGAAAGGAGAGGCAGGCTGCCATGCTGCATACCCTGCGGGAAAAAGGGCTGATCGCATTCAGCCGCGGCGTGGATAACCTCCATATCCACGTATTATTCTTTCGCCCGGCCTCACAAACGGCCTGCGCGCTCGATGACCTTCGGGAGCCTGGGCTTTTCTATCTCTCGCTGCAAGGGGAACGGATCATCCGCTGTGCATGCTGCGGGAAACTCCTTAAGCCCAAAACAAACAATCAAAAATATTGCCCGGACTGTCGGGCGGAAATGAATTTAAAAAAGACGCTCGCACGCTATCACGCCGCTACTTTTTGATTCAGAACGCACCTGATTGTGCCCCGGAACCCGCGTAGCTGCTAGGGTTTCCGGGGCTTTTTATTTTTGTGCTGCAATTTCTATTGTGGTAGGGGAACGGGCAAAAGCCCCCCTTCCGTTTAAACCATATTCTCATCTTAAAAACAAGGCGGTGAATTTCCTTTGAGTCTTACACAACGAGCCCGGTATAAACAGACCATCATTGACCTCCTGCAATCCTCCCCGGCGCTCACGCAGGCTTTGGCCGCAGGCGATGCAAATGCAGACGCGGAAGTGGCAAAGCAGCGTATCTTTCCATACCGCTTTACCGCATTCCCGTTGCAGGAGCCTGATTGCTGTATCAGCGTTGATATTGCCACCTCCAAAAGCAGCACATCCAGCATTCGTACCCATCAAATCTACATTTGGATCTGTTGCAACAAAGCGCTGTTTCCCGGCGGAGCATATGAAACGCTTGCGGACACACTCGCATCAGAGACAGACCATCTTCTGAACGAAAGCACAAATTTCGGCATTGGACGCCTACAGTGGGAAGGCATGCAGCTCTATGAGCCCACGCCCGAATATTACGGCTATGTCCTGCAATATTCGGCCTCCGACTTCAGCCGCAAAAGAGGCTGACCGCACACTTTTCTTCTATACCCAATCAGAGGAGGTTTCACCCCATGACGCGTCTCAACGAGTTGGATTTGCTCAGCCCAGCGCCCTATCCGCTCGCCCGGGTGGGCCATGTAATCGCGCCTACCCTGCGGCAAGTTGCCGCCCTCGGCTATGAAACCTACAACGCCTATCTCTCGCTGTTATCCCTGCATGCCGAGCAACTATTTGCGGCCTCCGGTCTGCCGGATCCCGGTGGGGCCAACGCGTTCCATACGCTGATCGGGAATCAGGAGCTACGCGCGCTTTTATGCGCTGCCTTTTCCTTTTTCCTGGTGGAAGACGCCGTGTTTTCACAGGCGCACAGCGCCCTTCTCTGTATGGCGGAAGGACATCCGGTGGGCATCATCCATGAAGCGAATTATGAAGACGTATGCGATTGTATCCTTCAGCGCAATCATGTAGATAGCGCCCAACCCAACCGTAAACAGTTCCGCAACGACAAGGCGCGTGAAATCTATGAGAAGCTACAGCGTGCCAAAAAAAAATCACCGCAGCAGGCGAAGGAGAAGCAGGCGGATGCGAGCCTGCCCAACCTCATTTCCGCGCTGTGCGTTCAACATAACAGCATCAATATGTGCAATGTATGGGATCTGACGGTTTATCAGCTTTACGATCAATTCCTGCGCCAGAGCTACCTGAACCAGGTGAATATCCACGCGATGAATTACGCGGGCTGGGGCGGCGAATTCGACCCCAACGACTGGTATAAAAAGCTATAGGCAGCCTACCCGCCTATCACGGCCGTTTGGCCGTTTAGGATAAAATTTAGAAATTAACGGAGGTAACACAACATGAGCAACCATGTAAACCCGAATATGTCCAACCGCGAGGTCGCGGATTTTACGCTGGTGGATTTTAAGACAAAGCAGCCTTGGCTCAACGTCGATTTCGCCAACGTTACCACAACGGAAATGGCGGCAACCCGCGTGCTTGCAAAGGGCGGCCGCGGCGCAGCGCCGCGCGTGCCCTTCGATGGCGAGCGCACCTGCACCATGAAGGTTGACACGCAGATCACTCCCATGAAGCTCTTCGCCATGCTGGCAGGCACAGAAATCCTCACTAGCGGCAAAGTATTCACCCGCGAGCGCCTGACGCTGGCAGCGGGCAAGCTGACACTCTCCGAGGAGCCGGTCGCCAATTCCGTAACAGTCTACAAGGCGGATGACGACTGCGGCGCAGCTATCTCTGCCACAGTGGCAGAAAAAGCCGCTACCATTGAGGATGGCTCGGATGGCGATGAATACATCGTTTACTACATGGCCAACAAAGAGCAGGGCATTCAGATTGTCAAATTCAAGAGCGACGTTTTCCCGAAGGCCTACACCGCTTATGGCGAAACGCTCTACAAGACGGAGGACGACGAGCTGCTGCCGATGAAGCTCGTGATCCACAAAGCCGTTCCGCAGGCGGCATTCAGCCTTGCGCTGAGCAATACGGGCGACCCGAGCACCCTTTCCATGACCTTCGACCTCTTTGCCGTGGATGGCAACGACTTCCTCGATATGCAGCTCATCGAGGGTTAATCAAAAATCTGCCTTTTCCTCACTTTCTTCTTTTTGCATTTCCTCCAAAGCGCTTCGGGGCGGCATTGCC